ATCTATCGCCAGGGGCCTTGATTGTACGACCCATGTATGGTACGCTGATTTCACCGATTGTAGATGCTGGTAAGGACGAAGCCTTTCCGAAAAATCTTAAGTCACCCAAGTTGCTGAAACCGTTTACTGTTACTCTGAACAGCGTTGGTTTAGAACCGCCGTCAAAGGCTGAAATAAAGTTATTGATACTAAATTGAGACATGTTCTATGTTCCTTTTTCTTTATTTATTAGGCGCCAATCTCGCTGAAATTGACACCAGTTGGTGTTGCGATGAAGTTCAATTGGATGAAGTTGATAGAACGAGTTGGTTTGATGTAGATGTCGCCAACAAAACTGTTAGAGTCGATGACTTGTGGAGTATTGTTGGTTTCGTCGCAAACAACCTTGAAATCTGTAATACCTCTTCTACCCTGAACATCTCTCAAGTATGGCTCTACTAATTGTCTGAACTGAGCGCGAGTGAACTCGTCGTTGAATTCGAAGAGGAGGAACTTGGCTGCTGTAGCGATTGACTTCTCAAGAACTATGAACAAGCGACGAACATTGATACGATCAAATGCGCTTGGTCTAGAAAGAAGAGTCTTATCACCGAAGAGAACGGTTCCTTCACCTTCGAAGGATACTACTGGATTGACACCCTTCTTGTACAATTCGTCACGATCACCCTTGCCTGGGTTGTATGCAAGACGGACTGTGTTTCTGATCTGACCTCTGTTGAATCCTGCGGGTGAGAACCAAGGATCGAAGTTGAAGTCGGTTCTGGCGCAAGCACCAGCAACATCAGCACAGAGAGGAATATATATGTAACGATCATTGTAGTTGTCGTATTGTAACTTACAACCACTGTCGAGAACACCGTAAGAAGAAGAAATGTTTAGAGCATTTCTATAATCAAGTACATCTTGGAGATCAATTGTGGAAACATCACCTACACCACTTACTGGTTGAGGAGAAACGAAAGCCACACAGTCTTTTCTTGCTTCTGCTACTTCGATCACAACTTTGGCATTTGTTGCTGCCATTGGTCCTGCAATCAAGAGAGCAATATCGACTTCTTGACCGCTTTCGAAATATGTGCTATAGGCTGCGGCAACATCTGCTTCAGAAATCATAGTGGTTACACCAGTAATTCCTGCTGTAGAACCGTTTGACAGAGAATAGAATTTCATTCTGTCGTTTTCGCCTACGGATCCATCTCCTGCATAAGTTGTACTATCTATTAATTTAAATGCAGTGGTTATTGTGGAATCTACTTCCGTTCCCCAAGAGGTTCCACTAGCCTGTACATCTGTTGGATGACTTGCCCACCAGATGTAATTGGAACGATTGTTTACGACATCTGCGTAGTAGTTGGATGTACCGTCTGATGCTCTTGCGTTTCTTGCTTTGGAGACAAAACCAAACTTTTCAAGAATTGTTCCTGCTACCCCTGTAAACTTACCATCTTCGTCTATTACAAGAATATGGATTTCGTCGTGGAGGTCAGCATTTCCAGTAACAGATTCAGCCCAAACTGATGTATTTGGTACATTGTCGAAGTTATCAATCAGATCGTAATATTCTTCGGTAGCATCACTGTTAGTCATGTCTGCTTCAGCATTTGGTGTGTAATCAAGAATGACTACCTTGAGACTGTTACCAAGTTCACCTGAACATTTAGCAATAAACGCACCATGTTGTGCGTGTGTTAGTGTTGCTGAGTTTGCAAGATAAGTTGCAGCATTGTAAATATTAGTAACACCTGTACCACCAGAAGTGGCACTAACATCACCTGTTGTACGAAGTCTTACAAACTTCAAGTTGTTTCCATACTTCAAAAAGTTTGCTGCGGTGAACCAGTATCTGGCATAATCGGTGTCATACGCTGGTGCGCCAAAATTTTCGATCAGATCTTTTTCGTCTGTAACTGTAACAACTTCATTCGCTGGACCCCACTGTGAAACACCGATGAACCCTGCACTTGTTGTAGCAACAGCAGGAACGATCAGAGTCAAGTCTCTTTCTGTAACTGTAACGCCTGGACTCAATTGAAATGCCATTTTTGTCTCCTTTAGCAATTCGATTACGAATTATTTTTCTACTTTATGTATATTTTTATTGTTTTTAGTAAGAATGCCAAACATTTCCTTGAGAATCTGGTTCTTCATCACCATCGAGTCCATTTTCTATAAATCCAAAAGGTACTATTTCATCTTCTAACTGTTTTAATTTTTCGTCAAATAGTCTCTTTCTTATGTCCATGTTGGTCAAATCTTTAAAATATCCCTGAGTGGTCAACCAACTGAACAGCACCAAACACATAACCAAGTCATCGTTGTGTCCAGACTCTGCTTCGAACGATGCAGATTTGGCCACGAAACTTACCAGTTCTTGTATTATATTTAGATCCGTGATAAGCAACTTGTCGTCTTCTATCATGCTTTTTAAAATAGAACAGCCAATTCTTTTCAAAGGTTTCGTGGTTCTGACACCCAATTGAGTCTGGGATGCACCGAACCCACCGTCCAAGGACTGTCCCTTTCTTCCTCGGAAAGAAGACATTAGCATATTTTCATATTCTAGTTCATTGTAAAGAATGTCCGCAACCTGTCCACCGATGTCATTAATTTCCACCAGCACATAAGCGTCGTTGTATCTTTTTGCTATCGGAAAAATAGCATTCGGATAGATCATAGGAGACATTTCGTTATTTTTAAAAATAGCAACTACCTTGTAGGGTATTTCCGTAATGTCCAATACCACATATGCATGGTAGTCAAATCCTGCTCCTCTAGAGGTATCCACCGTCATGACATATATGTGATCTTTTTCTGGGTATTCGTAGATACAGAGTCCCTGCTCGCTCTTGGAGATAGGACTCTTGTATGCCATACTTTTCAGTTTTGTAGCGGCAATCAGAGTATTGGTAGAACCGATAAAATCGCATTCGTATTCTACTCTGAACTGTTCTGCTGAAGTGTTCGCAATTTGTTGCTTTCTCCACTTCTCGTCTCGACCTGGAAGATCCGACCAATGAACTGAAATGGGAATAAACGAATTTCTCTTTTCCTCTGCGTCTGTCCAGATCTTGTAGTACATATTCAATCCGTTAGGAGTGGAAAAGATCAGAACCTTGGTGTCCTTACCAGAGGAGATAGTAGGGTAGGCTGACGCATAGAAGTCATCCGCGATGTTGGGGGGTACATACGCGAACTCGTCCAAGAAGATCAGGTTGAAAGAACCACCACGAATAGCGGAGGAAGAAGTAGCGGATGCTTTAACCTTGGATTTGTTCTCAAGGACGATGGATCCCTTGTTCCATTCTACTACTCCCTGCTGTAGCCATTTTGGAAGATACTCATATGCGACTTTTAGTTTACCTAATAGTTCTCTTGCAATTTCCTGTTTGTGTGCCAAAATTGCCACATTTACTTCGGAATTGAACAAAATATAGTGGAGAATATAAGAAACAACGGTAGTGGATTTTCCTGACTGACGAGGAAGTTTTGCTATGGTAAAACGATTGTTGTGTATCGTTTTGACCATGTTCTCCTGAAATTTGTACATATCAAAGTTCACCAAACCTTTATCGAGGTTTATGATCTTTATATACTTTCTTATAAAATAAACAGGATCTTGAGAACACTTTACATATTCTTCTATTTGATCTGGAGTAAAATTTACCTTAACTCCTGCTGCTTTTAGGTTGTCATTACCCAGATAAGAATTACTCATCCGCTATACTCGTTTCGTCTAATTCTTGTAATTTACCTTTAAGTAATTTTTGTAAATCCGAAGTGCTTCCAACAAATAAAGAATTATGTGTAATAGTGGTAGAGGAAGCATCCACTTCCGTCTTTTTTATTTCCTTTATCTGTTGATGTAGTGCAAGAAGATCTTTATTTACATCAGCGACACTCTTAATGAGTGTTGCAACCACTTCGTATGCTCTGGGTGATTGTGTCTCGGCAGCAACTAACATTATTCCGTCAATTGCTTCTGCTCCTCTTTTCACTATGTCTTTTAGATTTTCTCTGACTGTGGTGTAGTCTTTATCTACATCTTCTTTATCTACAATGACTTCTTTAACTGGAACAATATCACCAACAGATGAAGGGATTTGTGGTTTGTTGTTTTCTAACCCAAAAACTTGTTCCATATTATTTTCAAATTGTGACATAATCTAAACCTCAATTTTTGTGATATTCCGTTATAACAGTTTTTACTTCATAATCATCTGTAGCAGAAACCTCGGGCCAATTTTTCAATATTATCTTGTCTCCGTTCGTATCTAATACATATTCATCGTTTGTGTTTTTTTCATAGATCACGGGATATATTTCTATCTTAGCGTATTTTCTATTCATATTAACTCCTGATCTATATCAAAAATATTATTTTCTATATGCTTTATCAAACCACTTTCTTTAACTGGTCCATATACCATCATCTTTGCGGTGAATGTAAGATCCCAAGTTATGAATCTGGTGGTTTCTGAAACCAAAGGTCCTTCAAATGCCTCTTGAGTAGAAACTTGAGTGAGTACTATTGGTATGTCCAATTTCTCATTAACATCGCTCAAAACACCAGGCTTAATAGTTATAGTAAATTCTGGCGTGAAGAAAGGTAATATTTGTTCTACGATTTGTAGTCCATCATCCATATTTCTAACATAAGTGGATAATGTAAAATCTATGTTGTATGGGACATTCGAATAATGATATGAAAACTCAATATCGTCATTTGTGGTTACTGTTTGTTTGTATCTCTTATGAATACTATTCTTTTTTCTCTCGGAATCATAAACTATGTTAGTTATGGCAAAAGACATTCTAGGTAGAGTTATTTGTGTTGCTTGCTCTTCTAGGTTTGCTAGATTAGTACTTAAACGATTTATGAATTTTTCTTTAACAGAATATGTCAGAGGAACTTTGATCTTTTGAACCTTGTTTCCCTGTTCTCTTGTAACATATATGTTGTTGAAAAGAGTTCCAAACCCAACAACAGTTTTTCTTATTAGTCCGTGATAGAATGGTGTAAACATCAGTAATTACCTTCCGAGAAAGGATCCACT